CCGCTTCAACTCGCGTGATCGCGTCACCGGGCAACCGATCGGCGCACGCATGACGAGCGGCGCGCTCACGAACAATCCGTTTCTCGACGGTATGCGCCCGCTCGCCGCGAAAGATGCGGAGGCGTCGGCGACGCTCAAGGCCGCGCTCGCGCACGCGCCGCACGAATACATGCCCGCGGTCAAGCGCGCGCTCAATCTGCACGAACTCGCGTCACCGATGGAGTGCTCGGACCATCTCGAGAAGCTTCGCGACATGGTGGCGGCGAGCGACGGCGACGTCGGCATGACGAGCGACGGCATCGACCTCGGCAAGTACGCGCACCCGATGCGCGATCTGGTCGGCGCGAAACCCGGCGACACCTGGGACGACGTCTTCGATGCGGTGCAAAGCCTCATCGACGCCGCCATCGAAAAGCACGAACTCGAATATCACGCCGACGAGGCGCCGATGTCCGATTCCGAAACCGAAGAAAGCGAGCCAGAGGCTCAGGAGACGAACATGTCGGATGCGAAAGTGGCCGAGCTCACGCTCGAATTGAAGGATCGCGAAGCGAAGGTCGGCAAGCTCGAGGAAGAAAACAAAGCCCTCCTCGACTGGAAGCAAAAGCGCGAAGAGAAGGATCTCTCGGACCGCGTGAGCGAGGCGTTCGCGACCTACAAGGACAAGAAGCAGCTCACCGACGACGACAAGGACGCGATGCTCATCGTGCTCCGCACGTCGCCCGAGAAGTTCGAGAAGCTCTATCCGCGCGTCCATCCCGAAGAGCGTCACTTGATGCGTCAGGTCACGCCGCCCGCGCCGAAAACGCAAGAGCACGTGATCGATCGCGAGTCGAACGCGCACGGCGTCCCCGTCGGCGAGCCGCTCAGCGGCACGATCACGCGTCTCATGAAGGACGAGAAGCTCTCGTACGCAGCAGCAGCCCAGAAAGCCCGCATCATCCGCGCGGCGTGACGCTGCGCGACTGACCTCAATCTCGCGCCATCTCTAAGCCTGGCCGCCACGTAGCGGACCGGGCCGGCGGCGCTTTGTCAACCAAGGAGCAGCCGCCATGGCCGCAAATGATTTTCTGTACGCACGAGAGCCGTCGTTCACCGGTGAAGTTCCCACGATCAATCTCACGGGCTCCGACATCGCGCAGGGCGTCGTCGTCAAGCTCGACACGTCGAACCCGATCTCGGGAACCGTCTTCCAGCCGGGCATCACGCCCGCAGGCGCCAACGACATTCCGTTCGGCGTGACGCTCGAAAAGATCGTCAACGGCCGCACCGGCCGCGTCGCCATCGCAGGGATCGCCCAGTGCGTTGCATCCGGCGCGATCACGGTCGGCAACTTCGTGCAGTGCGCGGCGTCGGGCCAAGTGTCCACGCAAGGCACCGCTCACCCGACGCTCGGCACGGCGCTGACAGCGGCCGCAGGCGCCAACGACAGAATCCTCGTCCGCATCTCGGTCGGCTTCAACGCCTGATCCCATCAACCACGCGCGAACGCCTGCCGCTCCAGTGAGCGAGCGGGCCGGGAGCGCTTTGTTTCCCACCCGGAGAATTGCCATGGCTGGTCTCGGCCCCGAATTCGTTGCACTCGCGAACGCGCCCTCGCAGGACGGTCAGCGAGCGCAGCAAACGCAGACGTTCCTCAACATGAAAACCGGTCACGTCTGCGACGCGAAAGGCAACACGCTCTTTCGCATGTCGCCGGCCGACGACGAGAAGAGCCAGCTCTTCGCCGACTACGCCGCGAGCTACGCCGCATCGAAGACGGCGCGCGCGCTCGGTCACCCCGTGCTCATGCCGCTCAAAGACGGCGGCGAGCGCTTGGTCACCATGGATCTCGCTCCGACCGACGTGCACATCGACTCGGCCCTGCCGAACTACGCGGCCGGTTACCGGCTCGGCGATCCCGTCGCCGACATCGCAGCGCCCCCGGTGCTCGCGCCGAAAGCCAGCGACGTGTTCTTCACGTGGGACCCGGCGAACGCGTTCCAGCGCGTGCTGCCGACCGGCGGAGCGCAAGGCGCCGCGGTGCCGGAGATCAATCCGACGCTGTCAAATTCTCCGTACGTCTGCAAGCCCTTCGCGCTCGGCGGATTCCTTCCGACCGAGACGATGGCGAACGCGGACGCGCCGCTCAAGCCGCAGCTCGCGGTCATCAAGCGAATCATGAACGCGCTTCTTCTCGAGCGCGAGATTCGCGTCGCGACCCTCTTGCAGACGTCGGGCAACTGGGATTCCTCGGTCGTTCAAACGCTCGCAGCCGGCTCGCAGTGGGACGGCGGCGCCGCGGCGGACCCCGTCAAAAATCTCCAGGATGCGATCCAGAACTCGTATCTCCCGGTCACGCGCATCATCATGAGCGAGATCGTTCGATTCGCATTCGCGCGCTCGCCGGCCGTGCAGAAGTTCAGCTTCGCGAAGCCGGATCCGTCGCGCCCGATCGACATGGCGCAGCTCTCCGCGGTGCTCGATCTTCCCCCGATCACGGTGGCGAAGATGAAGTACCAGGCGACGCCGTCGAGCTCGAACGCCCTCACGTACGTGTGGGGCAATCACGTCGTGCTCGTCCACGAGCCCGAAGAGAATCCGCCCACCACGCAGGACGACGTCGCCACGGCGTACACGTTCCGCTGGAGCGGCGCCGATCAGATGGTTCGCGACGGCTCGAGCGAGGGCGGCTTCCTCGTTCGCCAATTCTACGATCCGCGCCGCGGTCCGCGCGCCGGCAACACGGTCATCGTGACGCACAACGACGCCGAGGTCGTGACGTCGAAGTTCGTCGGTGGCCTCATTCTCAACGCTTTCCAGTGAGGTAGATCGTGGCGAAAAACGAAGAGAAGGCCGTCGAGACGCCCGTGGTGCAAAACATCACGTCATCGAGCATCAAGAGCGCCGTCATTCCGAAGTCGGCCGAGAAGCCGGCGATCGATCCGGCGCTCGCGGGCGAGTACGAGCTCGTCCACGGCAACTACGTCATGGGCGCCATGGTCTACGGGCCGGGCACCATTCTCTCGCTCACCGCCGAGGATGCTGCGCGCATGCTCGACACGGGCGTGATCGCGCGCGTCGGAAGCTGACATGGCCGGCAAAACGATTGGGTCGCCCGAGAGCTTCACGTCGCAGTTCTTCGACGGCGAGGCCGTAAGCCTCGCATCGACGGACTGGACGCCCACGAAGGCGACGCAGTCGTTTGCCACCGCGGTCATGTGCACGGGAACCGGCGGAGCGATCTTCGTCGACTTCGCCGGAATCGATCACGTCGCGGGAAGCACAAACGTGAATCTCACAATCGCCACCAATCAGATCCTCCAGGTCGCGATCACCAAGATCCACAAGACGGGCACCGTCGCTACGGGACTCGTCGCGCTCTACTAATCGATGACGACGCCTCGCATCGACGCGCCCGGGCTGCGAGCAGCCCTGAGCCCGCCGACGTACATGGCGATCTTCGACGACGACAACACCGGCAACGTCTCCACCGTAGATGCGTCGGCGCAGGTCGCGCAGATTCTCGCGCGCGCTCACGTCACCGTCGACTCGTTCCTCGTCGGCATCTACCAGACGATGCCGGCAGACTTGCCGTCGCCGGTTTCTGAGCTGCTCGTCGACGCCGAGCTCGCCTTCGCAATCGTCTACGCGTATCGGCGCCATCCCGAGTACGTGAAGACCTACGGCGCGGAAGCGTCGGGACCTCTGTACAAGGAGGCGCTCGAGAAGATGGAGCGCATCCAGGCGGGCACGCAGCAGATCCCGCCCGACGACAACCCTCCCGCGAACGAACCCGGCAACGTCGGCGGCTTCACGACCGACAACGGCAATCGCATCATCAGCGACAACGCCGACGGGACGACGAACAGCGGAGACTTCTGATGCTCAAGCTCGACCTCTCCGACTTCGACGGCCTCGTCGCCGCGTGGGAGCACGAGGTCGACGCCGTGCTCATGCCGAACCTCGCCGAGGCTGTGAAGGCCACGAGCGAAGCTGGCGCGCACGAGGCGCAAGCGAATCACCCCTACACGGATCGCACGCGCGATCTGACGAAGTCGATCCACGCCGAACCGGCGCGCATCTCGGGCCGCAACGTCGACGGCGCGATCGTAGCCGATGAATATTACGCCTCGTTCGTGAACAACGGCACGAGCCGCTCGAAGCCGTATCCGTTCATGCCGATCGCCGAACGCAAGGCGAACGACGTGATCGAAGAAAACACCGAGCGCGCTTGCGATCGGTTCTGCGACACGGTGAACCGTGGCGGGTGACACCTACGGTGGGATCGTCCTTCCGCCGCAGACCGCCGGCGCACCCGTCGCGATCGACGCGGCAGCGAATGATCCGCTGCTTGGCGCACTCGGCTCGTTTCTGCAGGCCACGTGCAACGCGTACGGCAACACGTTCTGGCAGACCATCGCGCCGGGCAAGAGCCTCGTCTCGCAGGTCAAGCTGCACGATCCCGAGAAGAACGGCTTCGACACGAAGGACCTGCCGGCGCTCTATCTATTTCGCGACGACAACGCGCAGCAGAGCGAGTGGATCGCCTCGGACTACCGCGCCGACACGGGCCTCCTCCATGTGCTTTGGGTTCCGCCCGATGACGTGCAGGACAAGCGCCGGCTGCGTGTGCCGTCCGGCAACCTCGTCACCAAGATCGCCGACTCGTGCCTCGAGCGCGGTCGTGACGTGACATGGATCGTTAGCGGTGACACCGACCCGCAAGCCGTGACGAGCGGCTCGCAGGTTCTGCTTTTCGCCGGCTGCGAGTGGCTCGAGATGGCCACCTCGAAGTGGAAGAAGATTCACATTCCGATGCTCGACGGTACGGCCAAGTCGTTCGATGCGCTCGAGATCGATTTTCACTTCCGCGATCTGCTCGCCCGCGACATCACGCAGGGCACGATCGTGAACAAGATCGACGCGACGTTCGTGGCTCCCGATGAGGGCACGGGCTTCGGGAATCTGACGCTCGGCGAACAAATCTTCTCCTAGCGGCTCGCCTCGAGCGGGTCGCGCCTAATTCACCGCGCGCTGGATAAGCGCGCCTTTCACCGAAGGGACACGCCCGATGGCGGCTCTGCGAACGCTACTCGTGTATCCGAATCCGTACCTGCACATCGACGCTGCGGGCCGTCCGTGCGCGATCGTGCCGTACGAGACCAAGCACCGCAACGACGTGCACTCGTCGAAGCGCTACGTCGGCATGGCCCTCAAAGTCGCCGCGGGCGACAAGGCCACGACGTCGGCGCAGCAGGACATGCAAGAGACCTCGTTCGAGGTGCTCGGCGACGATCCGGTCACGGTCGAAGACACGCCCTACTACGCGAAGTGTCTGCGTGACGGCGAGCTCATCGCCGCGGATCTGAAGACGAGCCGCCGCGCCGGTCAGATGAAGTTCATCGAGCCGGGGCAAGCGCTCGCGGCCGAGAAAGCGAAAGCGCAGAAGGCCCTCAAAGACCTCGCGCACGAAGACCACGACGACGAGATCCACGCCGCGCTCGCCGCGCATGCGTTCGGCCCGATGAAGGGCAGCGCCAAGCCCGCACCCTCGAAAGCTCCGGAGGCGAAATGAGCATCCCCCCGACCATCGTCGGCTTCAACAGCTCCATCCGCGTCCCCGGCTTCTACGGCCAGACGCAATTCGGAGCCTCGCCGATCTCGGCAGCTTCGTTGCCTCTCATTCTCCTGCTCGTCGGCACCAAGCTCACGGCAGGCACGGCGACGGCGAACCAGGACATCAACGCGGTCACCAGCAGCGACCAGGCCGACGCGCTTTACGGCGCGGGCTCGGAGCTCTCGCTCGGCTGCTACGCGGCCCTCACGGTTCCCGGCGTCACGATCCTCGCGGCCCCTGTCGCCGAGGCCGGCGGCGCGGTGGCGGCCACGCTCACGATTACCATCACGGGCACGGCGACGGGCTCCGGCCAAGTCACCTACCGCCTGAACGGCGAATCGATCTCGACGGGCATCAACACGGGCGACACGCCGACGGTCATCGCCGGCAACATCGTCACGGCGCTCAATCAGAATACGCGCCGGCCCTACACCGCAGCGAACGTCTCCGGCGTCGTGACCGTCACGGTCAAGAGCAAGGGCGCGCGCGGCAACCAGTACATCGCATTCCAAGACGTCACGCAGATCGCGGCGAGCGTCACGAGCGCGCTTGCAGGCGGCACGCCCGTCACGGGCGGCGGCGTTCCGTTCTCGGGCGGTACCGGCGTCGAATCGGCGGCGACGCTCATCGCTCTACTCAGCGGCCAGCAATACGACCGCATCGTCTGCGCGGAGAACGACTCGACGAACCTCGGCCTCTGGTCGACGTTCCTCAACTCGGCGGCAGGCTCGACCTCGAACCTGCTCGACCACTTCATCTACCGCACCAACGGCACGCGCGCGGCGGCCATCACGCTCGCCAACACCGCGAACCAGCAGCGCATGCAGGCGCAACTCTACGTGAACGGCGAGACGTATCCCTTCGTCGGCGCGGCATGGTGGGGCGCGACGCGATGCTCGACCGAGCAGACCGATCCGGCCGCGTCGTCGGTGTACGACGGCATGGTCTCGGCCCTCGACGCGCCGCAATCGCAGCGCGCGGACTGGCCGACCAATACGCAACTCAACTCGAGCATCAACAACGGCGTGACCGAGCTCGGCACGAGCACGAACGGCGCGCAGGCGCTCATCACGCGGTCGGTGACGACGCACACGCTCAACGGAACGAACCCCGATTACCGCACGCTCGACACGTCGCAGGCCTATGTGCCCGACTTCGTGCGCCGCGACATCGGCCTCTTCTGGACCTCGTTCTTCAAGCAGCAAAACCCGCGCGTGATGGACGATCCGCCGGCCGGCGTGAAAGAGCTGCCCGCCGGTATCGCCACGCCCGCAACGTGGAACGCGGCGATCACGCAGAAGCTCCGCAACTACGAGCGCGGCGCCCTCGCGTCCGGCTCTTCGCCGACCGCGCAGACCGTGCCGCCGATCATCATCAACGTGGACGGCAACCTGCCGACGTCGGTCTACAGCGCCGCGCAGCCGTGCATCCTCTCCACGATTCCCGTCTACACCGCGCCGGCCGATCACCAGATCGGCGTGCTCGTGGCTCAAGTCGGCTGACGTAATTCCAGCGCGCGCCTTGGATCCTGACGGCCTCGATGCCGATCGGGACGGGCGCGCTTTGTCTTCGAAAGGCAGCATCCCATGGCGAGGCAGATCTTCCGAGCGTTCCCCGTCTATGCCAACGGCAAGAAGGTCGCCGAGATTCGTCAAGGCACCTACGATGTCACGAACAACGACGAAGCGCAGGTCGCAATCGACGGCTACCAAGGCCACACCGACGGCGCCACGATGTCTAGTGTCCAGGCGACGCTCATCATCCCCGTCACCGGCACGCAGATCGATTTCGATTCGATGCGCAAGACGCGCCAGTACGTCCAGATCGGAATGCCGGTCAACGGCAAGTTTCAGATGATGGACATGCGGCTCGTCAAGGCGCAGTACAAATGGGACTCGAAGAACGGCCAAGCCGAGGGTGACTTCACCTTCGAGGGCGGCGAGCCCGACTTCGCTTGAGGTTCTCGTCCGTCGTCAAAGGCACGCGCGCGCTCCGCGAAGCCTCGTTCCCCTTCGACGACAAGACGATCAAGATCATGCTCCG